TGATACAACACCAGCACTGTTACTGATGGCGTCTAATGAAGAGGCAAGTTCGTTGCCGTCATCAGCCATGGTTCCAAAGAAACCAGCGACGGCTCGAACACGTCGAAACAGTTCGCCGATTTCGTCGGATGTACCACCAGTTTCTTCTGCCAGCTTGCGCATAACGCCGCCAAACCCTCCATATACTTGGACGGCTTGCTCAGCGTTCTCAACACCCCAGGACTCAAACACCGCTTGTAATTCATCTCCAGGACGAATCATTTGTTGCATAATGGCCCGCAACTGAGTCAAAGCTGTATCAGCTTTAACACCTTGACGAGTCATCGTAGCAATCGACGCTGCCACTTCTTCCCATGAGATACCCAGTTGAGAAGATAATGGAAGAACACGTCCAAGAATATTGCCGATTTCGTTCAAACGTAGACGACCTACTTCTACAGTTTTGAACAATGTGTCGGATATTCTGGAGGCGTCCCCAGCGGCTAACCCATATGAGTTGATTACAGAAGACAACGCATTAACAGCGTCCATGTTCTCGGCCACAGTAACTGTGGCCAACTTCGCCGCTTCAGCGTTGAAGTTGAAAGCGTCACCAAGTTCAACAACTTGGTTAGAAATCGACTCATAAAGACCTTCGGCCAAATCTTTAGGGGCCTTACCAAGCTGATCAGACAATCTAAGAATGTCTTCAGTAAGACGGGCCGTTTCAAACTGTCCTCCACCTCCAGGGGTGATGGTTTGAATTTCAGCAATGGCTAAACCAAGTTGGCGGGCGTTCTCGGTAGCTGTACCAAGCCCATTTATCAACGCATTGATACTGCGTAGAATTATTTGAGTTTGAATAACCCTAACCATCGTCTGCCAAGAGATGGTCAAACCTTGAGTCTTTTTCTTGGCTTCTGTGGCCTTTTTACCCAGCGCATCCAAAGCAGAACCACTGGGGCCCGTCTTTAGAGCGTCAGCAGTTTCTTTGAATTCTCTTAGAACAGCGTTGGCTTCTCTCAGCTTTCCGGTGAGATTAGCCAATTCATTCATAGCTTGACTTGCGTCAAACCCTAATTGCTGAGTGATCTTGTTAGCCATTTTACATCTTCTTCTTTACAAGATAGTTGTAAGGGTTAGGTAACTTAGCCGTTTTGGCCACTTCATTCCACGCTTCCCAAGCCCTATACTGGAAGAAATAAGGTGTAAACCTTACTGCGGTTGTCCAAGGCTGAGGATAAGGACCAGGAACTGGAGAGTTGTATTCGTTGTAAATCAAGTGACCAAGTGTGGTTTGGTAGATAAAACCCAGATAAACTTTCCCTTTATCTGTAACAAGACCACTACCTTTCGATGACTGGCGTCCCCAAGCAATACGGTCGAAAAGATTACCTCTTTCACGTATTGGGCCTAGAGGAACAGATGTACCTAAATCTCTTGCCAGTTTTTGAAATGATGCCCGAGAAGCCCCAGACCATGTGGGTATCGGGGCTTCATCAGTGGCAGCACGTATCCAAGTCTTACCAGCAGTTTCGTTAATGTTGACTACTGCATTGAATGCCACTTTTTTGTACGTTTTGAAGTCTAGTTCAAAACTTTTGAAACGGCACTTGGCTTTTAGTTTCATTTCTTCCTCGGAAAGCTAGCTTTAATAGCATCTGCCTCGGCGTGATCTGAGGTCTGGTGATAGGCTATCAGCTTTGCCTGTGCATGAACATCAAGATTGTCCCAGCACACTGCGCTCGGATGTGAGATACCGGGCGGCATGATGCCAAAGCGTTCACATGCCGCCCAGGTAGTGAATTCCGGTGTCCGGTGAGGTGGCCAGAGGAGTTTCCGAGCTACGCCCCCTGACCACGTAGAAAATCCTCGCGAGCTTTCTTGATCTTGGCTTCATCAAGAGACATGGCCGACATAACAGCACCAATAATTCGATTCATTTCGACTTCAGTGATACCTGCTTTTGTCAGTTCGTCTGTCCACTTCATCCATGTGCTTGGCTTTTCCAGATCAACTTCTTCCCATTCGATCTCGCTGGGCTCAAGGGCACGGATCATCATGTAAGCGAAACGACGCTCGTGACGAATATCAACGGATCTCTTATAATCCTTGTCTGCCACGTCTCGGTGGCTGCCGTCTTTCGTCATAATCAACGGAGCGATTGGCTCTGGGCACATTTTATCAAAGTCGTCCGAGAACGACACGGCTTTGGCCTTGATAACGATGTTACCAGCCGGGCGAGGAAGAACCAAGATTTCTTCAGAAGGAGTAACTTGCACACCACCAATTTTCATTTTGAATCTCCAATAAGGCGTAAGGGCGAGGTGTTGATCACGGGGCCACGTTTATGTGGCCCCGTTATCAACTGTCAAACTAGCATTCAGCGTCATCGGAGCGAGTCACAGTGGCTTCGCTCTTGTTGCATTGACCGGACACGCTGATTGTCGCGGCCTGAATATCGAAGTCCAACGTCTCATAACGAAATTCCTCGAACAGAACGTCTTCGTCCTGGTCGGTTCCGCACGGGACGCAGTGCTTCGCAAGAATGTCGATGCAGTACGGTTCGCACTGATCAGACGAAGTGGACACCCACTCTTCAGCATAGCCAACACGCTTCAGAGCGTCGATTGGCGTAATAGCCGTCCCAGAAGACGACTTAACGTACTCGTAGACGAACTCAAGGCTCATTTCCACGGGCTGTTCGTCGCCTTCCTTAACGGTGTCAAGGTTGCCACGGTCACGAAGGTATTCATACTCCTTCGTTTCGGTCCAAGTCAAGTTGCCTTCGCCGATCTTGACTTCCAACCGTTGATTGATGAACGTGACAGCGTTTTCACTGTTGCCACTATTGTAACTACCAGTACCCAGAGCGGGAGTGATAGTAATACAAGTCGTCGGGCCCGCATCGGCGGGAGTACGAGCCGTTACAGTATGCACTGTGTTAGCAGTTTCTCCCGGCAAGTACAGACGAGCACCCACCGGCACCAAGTTCGTGGTGTCAGTGTTCAACACAACAGTGTTAATATTCAGAGTAGTATCGTTTGCCGTGCCATTCGCGGTCAGTTTGGCTGTACCAGACAAACCATCCTGAACATAAATGGTCACGTCACGCAATTCGATTCGTGCCATGGGTTATCTCCCCTTGGTTAATTAGTATGCAGTTCCATTGAACAAACGGCGTCCACTTCAGACATTCGTACTCGTATATCCGGTTTGAGTTGTCCGAAATGGTAGATCCGAACCGCTTCGTTTTTCCCTTTGTCAACTTGAAGACAACCTACAAGAGTGTCGTCGTCTTCGACACCTGTACCATAGCGATAAATTGGAATAGGTTCCATCAGTTCCGTCGCAAACTTGCCTGTCCAATCCATCAGTTGAAAAGCGTTGGTTCCGCGCATGTCCATCGCTTCTGTGAAAAGGAAGTTGATTGTGACTCTCACTGTGTAATAATTCCGGCTTACCTCTTTGATATCTGGGCCTGTGATTCTGAGTTCAACGTGGTTCGCCCGCATGTCCGCATCAGCACGTTCATCAACGCCTTCAACGAAATACGGTAAGGAAAGACCCGAAGCCGTCGTCTTAAACTTTATAGCAATAGACTGAAAAATCCACCGCGCTAGGCTTTCGTCCATTGGTTGGGCTCCGGTTAGGCAATCGTCGCATTGACGGATTGTTCGAGGTCAAGTAGATAGCCTTGGGCATATGCGTACAAATCTTCTGGCGGGTCAACGCCTTCAATACGCTTGCCTACAACCATCCACGCTGTTTTCTGTTCAAACTCTTCGATGGCAAGAATATCATAACGCCTGCCATCATAGACTATCCAGTCGTCTTTATGTAGTTCTAAGGTTGACGACACGTCTCTTCGATCAATAATGAAGCGACGCTTACCTGTATCATAAGAACCTCCTTGAACTAATTTCTTGTTAGCAGAAATCAAGGAGATTGTCTGAGTTACTTCTCTGCTTACATTGGCAGGCAACACTACCGCCATGGTGATAGGATATGATGTGTTACTGTAAGATTTAACACCAGTGTTCAGATTGGTGGTGGCAGTTCCGAGCTTGTAAATAGTGATTGGCCCGCCGTACTCTTTCTTCAACTGTCCGATGCAACGGCGGATAAATCGAATCAGATTGTAATTAGGTCTGGTCATTATCCACCTGTTGGCATGTCATCCCACGTCCAGAATGACAAGATTGGATCAAAGTTGCTACCCACCGCATTTGCTGAGTGTTGGCGGCTATGACGGTTATGTTTTCTTTCACAAGAGTAGATAACGTCTCTTGCTGGTATTCTTCAAGCTTCTCTACTCGTTCATGCAGTTTGTCTTCGCGCTTCCAGTCACGCCAAATAAAGAACAGAACAATACCTATCAAAGGACCGAAGTCCTTTAGCAATGCAGCGTAGTCCATTTTGACCGCCTTACGGGTATCAACCCACAATGATGCTGTTTACCTCTTCAATAGTTGAAGCGGCCTTTACTGCGGCTACAAAAGCCCCAACTTTATCTTCTTGAGCTTGGCAAGCAGAAAA